AGACTGAGCATTGAAGATACCATTCGCTCAGCTTCTGGCAACACTCAGCGTGAAGTCATCAATAAAAAGACACCGAGTAAAGATGATCCGTACTATCGTTATATACTAGAAGTCATTCACAAGGGTGTGACTCACAAAGAGTTTTGTGCTATGATTGAACCAATGAAAGCACGCGGTAATGATGTTCTGTCTTATATCGAACTGATGGGGCATAGTTACACCACTGTTGGTGAATGGATGGGTAAGAACGGATATGAAAAAGAAGTACAGAAGTGTGAGTACCGAGTAAAGAAAGTAGCCGAGGGTGGAAACTTGATGCGTCGCGGTACGGTCATACCAAAAGATTACATCGGTGCTTTCGTCGGCCACTACCCTATGATGTTGACACACCCAGACGAAGACCGTTACATCAATTATCGTGAAGCGATGACTATCATGGGTATGCCACAGAACTTTGAGCTTCTGGACCAAAACAAGACTACTAATCATATCTGTCAAAACGTGCCTGTACAGACGGCTGCCGACATGGCCACTGAGGTGATGGCTTCTCTAAACAGCGAGAGGGAGTGGATTGACTCTTCATACGTCTTTCAATATAGTCATACTCAGAAGCACGAAGTAGCAGACACACGCACAAAGACTCTAATTGACTTTTTGAATTGAGGTGATGATGATTGACACAAGTAAGAAAATAGTATATAAATATAACGAGGATCAGATTATTGCTGACTTTAAAGCCTATATTGATAGGACATATGGTGAGCATTACAAGGCTGAAGACCTAGAGACATTTGATGTCTGGGAAGCTTTAGGCACCGCCTCGACTACGTCACGAGACACAGCTATCAAGTACCTTATGCGCTATGGCAAAAAGAACGGTAAGAATAAAGACGATCTGATGAAGACTCTTCATTACGTTCTTCTTTGTGTTTATATTGAACATTACAAAAACAGGGTGAATACATAATGGAAATTAAGATTGAGATGGATGTACTGAGGAAGCGTAAGCTTTTCCTTGCGGCACCAATGTATGGCGGAATGTGTCACTAAAATAAGCTATTAAGCTGATGTTTTTTATAAATAGTTTTGACCATCGCGGACCGCAATTCCCATGGTCTCTAATGTTTATACAGGAGAACATCAGCTATGAATATTTATCAACCATATACTTACCTCATAGGTTGGTCAGATTTAAATACTTGGTATTATGGCGTTCGATATTCTAAATATGCTAAGCCAAGTGATTTATGGGTTACGTATTTTACATCATCTAAGTATGTAAAACTTTTTCGTAAAAAACACGGCGAACCAAATGTAATTCAAATTAGAAAAATCTTTGATGATAAACACAAAGCAATTTTGTGGGAACAAAAAGTTCTTAAAAGAATAGACGTTCAACATGACAAAAGATTTTTAAATGTCAAAAATGATACAACAAAGACTCCTATAATCGGACCAAACTCTGGATCTTTCAAAAAAGGACATAAAACATGGAATAAAAATTTAGATATTAAATCTTTATTAGATGAAGAAGCTAGAAAAAAATTTGGAAGAAAGTTCACAGATGAAGAGAAACACAATTTATCTGTAAAAAATAAAAAAATATTTGGAACAATTGAGCGGCGTGAACAAGCTCGACAAAAAACATTAGATCAATTCAATGATTCAGTAAAAAAAGAATATCATAAAAGCAAATGTGTTTCCCATAAAGATAAGATATGGATTAATGATGGTCTTAAAAATAAAAGAATTAAAGAAAAAGATTTAATTAATTTTTCTGGATGGATGCGTGGAAGATTGATACCGAAAGAGAAAATTGAATTGATGATAAATAATAGAGTTACCCTAAGAGATAAAACAACGGGTAGATTTCTTAAACATGACAAGAAAGGTGATTAATTATGGAAATTAAAATTGAAATGGATGTACTGAGGAAGAGAAAACTTTTTCTTGCTGCACCCATGTATGGTAAATTTGCCTCACACTAAAGTAATTTAGTGCTGATAACCAGGTGAATTGCTGGGACATCCTTTGTGGACTATCAGCAGCCAAGCCCCTAGAGGGAAGGTTCAACGACTATCTCGAAAGAGAGTAGAGAACAAGCATATGGTTCTCGAAGCGCCTGGCTCCTGTAATACAGGATGAAGATATAGTCTAATCTCTATAGTAATATAGAGCAGCTTAAAAGCGGTACAAATTTTGCGAATTTGTATGAATATAAATGGGAATGTGTGCAGGTATGTTTGCTAAGTCAACTGCCGATCTAACAGCAATGTTTGCAGCAAATGGTCTAGAACTTCGATCATATTTTCTTTTTAATGAGTCTCTTATTACTCGTGCTAGAAACTATTGCGTTGATGAGTTCATGCGGTCAGACTGCACTCATATGATGTTTATTGATTCTGATATTGGTTTTGATCCTCGTGATATTGTTGCCATGATGGCACTTATGTCTGATGATTCTGAGTATGATGTACTAGCAGGTCCATATCCAAAGAAGACTATCTCATGGGAAAAGATCAAGCTAGCGGTCGATAAGGGTATTGCAGATGATGATGCTAATGTACTAGAAAAGTATGTTGGTGATTATGTATTCAATCCTAAAGCCGGTAACGGAACTATTCGTATTGATGAACCAGTTGAGGTGTCTGAAGTTGGTACTGGTTTCATGATGACACGACGTTCTGCATTTGAAAAGTTTGTTGCAGCATATCCTCAGTATTCTTATAAACCAGACCATGTTCGCACAGAACATTTTGATGGTTCACGTGAAATTATGCAATATTTCCAAGCCGAAATTGATCCAGTATCCAAGCGATATCTCTCGGAAGACTATTGGTTCTGTCAAAAGCTAAGTCAAGCTGGTGGTAAGATTTGGTATTGTCCCTGGATGAAACTTAGTCATGTTGGTACCTATATCTTTGGTGGATCACTAGCGGATCTAGCATCTATTGGTGCGCCTGCCACCGCAGACCCAGCAATGTTAAAGAAGAATAAGTAATATATTGACTCGATACTAGATGTAGTATATAATATACAAGCAAATAAGGAGACTATCTTATATCATGAAGCTAAGTGCACGGACTATCAATATCCTGAAGAACTTCAGTACAATCAACCCATCGATTGTACTAAAGCCTGGTAACACAGTAGCTACTATCTCTACCAACAAGACTATCATGGCTCGAGCCACAGTCCCCGATGAGTTTACTAATGTTATTGCGATCTATAACCTAGCGCGATTCATCTCGACTATGTCTCTCTTTCAAGACCCGGAACTTGATTTTGGTACTAACGCGGTTCGTATTTCGTCTGGTAACAAGAGCAACACATATCATTATGCTGACCCGTCAGTCATTCTTGCTCCACCCGAGAAAGAGATCAAGCTACCGACCATCGATGTCGATTGCTTCTTGACTAATAAGGACATCCAAGACGTAACTAAAGCTATGAATGTTCTTGGTCTACCAGAACTAGCTGTAGTCGGTGACGGTACTAACGTCATGCTTCAAGCCATCGACGTTAAGAACCCATCTGCGGATGAGTACAGCATTGTCGTGGCTGAGACTGATAAGACTTTCCGTGCAGTGTTTCGTGCTGAAAACCTCAAGCTAATGGATGGTGACTATCAGCTTAATATCTCTTCTAAAGGTATTTCTCAGTTTACCGGTACTGAAGCCACGTATTGGATCGCGGTGGAAGCTTCTTCTACTTTCTAAGTTTAGTTTGTGTTGACAACCACTCTGGTGTGTGTTATACTACCAGAGTGGTTATTTTTTATCATGGAGGTCTAAATGGCTAAGACAAAGAATACTCTAGTGCATGAAGCATTTACTAATGAAATTGGCCAGACTATCAATCCTGGTGATCGAGTAGCTTATGTAAGTCATGGATATATTGTGCATCAAAATACTGGCTACTTTGATGGTGTTTACAAAAATAAACAAGGTAATATTGTATTCACACGTATCAGTGGTATTCATACTACTAAATTGGTTGATAACGGCCGTACTTCAGAATATACGTATGGCGGTAAAGTTCACACATATAAAGTATATGATCGGGTAGAATGTGAACCATGGGGTACAACTGTTCTACAACGTCATCGTATCTTTAAGATCTAAAGGATCAATAAAGTGCTAGAAGATTATCTCTGGGTCGAGAAGTATCGTCCAAAGCGTGTGGTCGATACTATCTTACCATGTGATCTAAAAAACACGTTTCAGGGATTTGTCGACTCTGGTAACATCCCAAACTTAACTCTTGCTGGTAACGCTGGTGTAGGTAAGACTACAGTAGCTCGAGCTATGCTTGAAGAACTAGGCTGTGACTACATCATCATCAATGGATCGATGAATGGTAACATTGATACTCTTCGTAACGAGATCTTACAATTTGCTTCCTCGGTCTCTTTGACTGGTGGAAGAAAGTATGTCATCCTTGATGAAGCTGATTATCTCAATCCAAACTCTACTCAGCCTAGTCTTCGTAACTTTATGGAAGAGTTTTCAAAAAACTGTGGGTTCATCCTTACTTGCAACTACAAGAATAGAATCATCCCACCACTTCAGTCTCGTGCTCTAGTTATTGACTTCAATATCCCTAAGAAGGAAATGGCGAAGCTAGCGGCACAATTTATGAAGCGTGTAGATATTATCCTGAAAGCTGAAAACATTGAGTATGACAAGCACGCCGTGGCTGCAGTCATTCAAAAGTTCTTTCCTGACTGGCGACGAGTACTCAATGAGCTACAACGTTACTCAGTTAACGGAAAGATTGACACCGGCATCCTGACTAATTTTGAGACTGTGTCAGTTAAAGAAGTACTGCAGTACTGTAAGGACAAAAACCTAGAGGGTATTCGTAAATGGATCCATGAAAACTCTGATTCAGATACGGTCACCATCTTTCGTACTATCTATGATAATGCAAATGACTTCTTCACTAAGCGTTCAATTCCAGCCCTCATCTTAAAGATCTCAGAATATCAATACAAGGCAGCTTTTGTGGCTGATGCCGAAATTAATCTGATGGCTTTCTTTATCGAAGTGACTATGGAGTGTGAGTTTGCATGACGGAAGTAAGCACACTCTTTGGTGTTAAACAAATTCAAGATGAAAAAGTAGAAAATAAATCAGATGAGGTCCATGTGTGGACTTTTATTTCTGATATCTCTAAAACCAAAAAGTATCTATTCTCTGATGATACTGCAAAAGCATATGAGCCGTGGATTGTGAATAAATCATTTGCATCTCATATTGATACATTAGCTGCCGCCGAAGCCGCTAACCGTATGCATCACATTGATAAGAAGATGCAGCATGACTTTATGTTCTATTCTGTAACTGCGCATCCTAAGCGCTATAAGCCGTGGCTAAAAAAATCAGAAGCAGATAAAAAAGAACAGAAGATGTTTGAAGACATTGGCACTATAGTTAATTTAAATCTAGACAGAGTCAAGAGTTTCTGGAGAATTTTGACTCCTGAGCAGCGTGAAGACTTTCTGTCTAGGTATGTTTATCCAGATACAAAAAATAACCTAAAACAAAAGAAAAAATAAATAAAAGGATTTTGTATCGTGGAGTATAACTATGACTATAGAGACGTTGTTGGAGGTGAGATTAACTGAGGATCAAGACTTCCTAAAAATAAAAGAGACTCTTACTAGGATAGGCGTAGCCTCAAAGAAAGACAAGACGTTATTTCAGTCTTGTCATATACTACATAAACAAGGTAGGTACTTCATAGTACATTTTAAAGAGATGTTTGCCCTTGATGGTAAAGAGACTAACTTCTCGAATGATGATAGAGCTAGAAGAAACACTATAGCGCTTTTACTAGAAGAATGGGGTCTATTTAAAATCTTGAATCAAGATATGGTAAATGATAAAGCACCATTGAATCAAATAAAAATTCTTTCGTATAAAGAAAAAAATGACTGGGTACTAGAAGCAAAATATAGTATAGGCAAAAAACGGTAATTGGTAATGTTTAGTATGTTTAGGACTAAGAAAATTGAGCGTGATCCGGTGTTACAACAGGTGGTAGACTTATTGTTTCCTGGTATTGAACTGACTAAAGATGAAGATGGTGAATATTATGTAGATCGATCGGTAGATACAAATCTATTTGCAGCTCTGGTCGATTTGCGTGATGATAGAAATGATCAAGTTGTTCATGACACCATAGATTCTGTCATTGCTAAGTTGCGTGAAGTCAGAAAAATTTTAGAAGCTGAACAAGAAAAAATCGGAAAAGAAAGTAATTTATTAGTCGTTGATAATTAATGATTGACTAATCTAAAATAGTGTGATATAACTCATACATACATTATGGGGTTGACATGACTAAACAGTATGATATTTCTATTGGTTGTGACCATGCTGGACTTGAACTAGCTAGACAACTATCAGCTTGGCTCTTTGACGTGGGCCACACTATCTATACTTTTTTTCCAGAAGAAAAATCTAAAGTAGACTATCCGGATTATGCTTATAAAGCATGTTCTTCTGTAACACTTGGTTCCCATACAGTATCACGTGGTATTTTAATTTGTGGTTCGGGTGTTGGTATGTCGATTGCGGCGAATCGATTCAAGGGTATACGGTGTGTACTAGCTTCTGATCCTTATGTAGCTGAGATGTCGCGACGACATAATGATACTAATGTGATTGCACTTGGTGCTCGAGTTACCGGTCCAGATATGGCTATTGCTTGTGTAGAAGCATTCTTAAATACTTCTTACGAGGGTGGACGCCATGAACAACGTATTATGAAACTTTTTAATATGAAGGATTAAAAATGAAATTTATATATGGACTACTAGCAGCTACTATTTTTACTTCTATTTCACAAGCGCAGACCATCACAGGAGCCGGTGCTACATTTCCTGCACCAGTCTATAGCAAGTGGGCAGAAGCATCTAAGAAAGATGGGTTTTCTGTAAACTATCAATCAGTAGGATCTGGCGCTGGTCAGACGCAAATTATCAATCGGACCGTTGACTTTGGTGCTTCTGACGCTCCACTCGATAAGAATAGACTAGATGCTAACAAGCTGATTCAAGTACCATCAGTTATGGGATCTATCACTATCGTAGTAAACATCCCGGGTGTACCTAGTGATAAGTTAAATCTCTCTGGTGCAATCATTGTAGATATCTTTAAGGGTGTTATTAATAAGTGGAATCATCCATCTATTGCAGCTGATAACCCAGGCCTGACTCTTCCAAACATTGCTATTAGTCCTATCTATCGAGCCGATGGTTCTGGTACAACACATGTCTTTACTAGTTGGCTAGCTACACAAAGTCAAGAATGGAAAGACATTGGTACTTCAGTAAAGTGGTCTGTTGGCATGGGTGCTAGGGGTAATGAGGGAATCTCGGCTTTTGTTAAGCGTGTTAGTGGCTCAATTGGTTATGTTGAAAGTGCTTATGTAAAAGCAAATGGTTTAACATCAACTAATCTTAAAACATCTACGGGCAAGTGGGTATCAGCAAATCCTGATAGTTTTGCTGCAGCTGCAGCTAAGACTGAGTGGACTGAAAATAACGAATCACGTGGACTAAACACCAGCTGTGATACGTGTTATCCGATCTTATCAGCCACTTACGTCCTCATCCCTAGGGACGGAAAGAATAAGAACAATGTAGAAAAGTGGCTAAAGTGGGCGTATGATAACGGAGACGAGATCGCGTCTTCTTTGCATTACGTTCCTCTTCCTCGAGAAGTCAAAGATCGGGTGATTAAGACACTAAATACGGATTGACATTCTACCAAACTTATGGTATAAAGTACATATACACTGCGCCTGTAGCTCAATTAGTAGAGCGGACCGCTCATAACGGTTTGGTTATCCGTGCAAGTCGGGTCGGGCGCACCAACCCTGGAGTTACTTCTATGTTACTTAAAGACTTTATCCAGCTGCTTCAGTCTAAGTATGATGAAGCTACTAAAGATAAAGAGTATCTTGAGATGATGGGTGAACCCGAGATTTATGTTGACGTATTTGAACCACTCGATGAACATCGGTTTCAATATGTTGGTTACTCTAAGGACATAGAAGTGGATCTAAATCCAGTTAATGGAGACTATATTATTTCTGCTTTTGCTAATGTTAAATAAGTCTCTTTAGCCCAATTGGTAGAGGCCTCTGATTCAAAACCAGATTAGTGCCAGTTCGAATCTGGCAAGAGACACCAATGCCCCGATAGCCCAGCGGAAGAGGCAAACGACTTAAAATCGTTCCAGGGTGGGTTCGAATCCCACTCGGGGTACCAATCTTTAAAGGATAAATTATGTCAGAATCTGATGACTTTACTTATGAAGAACTAGTAGAGAAATGTGATCCAAATACTAAACTTGCTGTTGCAGCATGGACAGTATCTAAAATTGTTGAACACGGTAGAAATCCTGGTTCATTTCGTCATCTTATCTATGGTCTTATGGGTTTTGGACCAGAAGCATATGTACCGATATACTACGCCGGTGGCATGGATATTACTAATGAGTTTGACCTAAATAGTCGTGATAACCTAAAAGAAGTCATTCGCGATGAAAAGATCGAGAATACAAAGTTAAAAAAGTTTGCCGGTCTTTGTGATGAACCTAATTGCTTTGAGTCTGCATCCTGCGGTTTCCCTACTGATTCTGGTTATCGTTGGACTTGTTTTGAACACTCTAAATCGTTGGGCTTGTTTTGAACACTCTAACTTTAAAAAGAAAGATAGTACTTAATGGGTAACGTTCTTCTAGTGATGGTCATGCTAAACGGAGTTCCAGTTGGATCACCATTTGTCATCAAGGCTTCTGAACCAGGATGTACTAATGAACTAGCTACTATTCGTGGTATTAATAAGAGTCTATTAGAACTAGGTTCTACTCTTAAGTATAATGCTATTTGTAGTAGTTCACCAGAATAATGTTAGCTTGTGCTTTAGCTCTCATACTGTTAGTAGATGTTTCTGGTTCTATATCTCAGGAAAACTATAAGTTACAGAGACAGGGTATAGTACAAGCATTTGAAGATCAATCAGTAAGAAATACTATTAGAGCGCAACCTGGTGGGGTTGCGCTTTCATTGTTAGAATGGTCAAGTAATGTCAGTGTGACTGTGCCGTGGAGGGTAGTTAGGACTAATTCAGATATAGAAAAGTTTTCTCAAGAAATACTAAAGGCACCAAGATCATCATCTAATCTGACTGCCTTAGGACACGCTTTGAATAAAGCTATAGAATACATGGAAGAAGTTCCGTGTGATCCAGAGTCAAAAATTATTGATGTATCAGGTGATGGCCCATCTAATGAAAAAGAAGAACCTAATGAACCAAGAAACAAAGCTATAACAGAAGGTATAGTTATTAATGGTTTGCCAATCATAACAATTGTTTATCCAGAAATAGTAGATTACTATAAAGAAAAAGTCATAACACCAAATGGCTTCTTAGTAGAAGCCACTGATTTTGAAGATTTTGCAAAAGCTATAAGAAGAAAAATAATACTAGAGATAGCCAAGCGTTAATCAGCTATTTCTTTTCAGTATAAAGCATTTCTGATGCTATTCTGATAAGTGTTTTAGACGCTTCTATATCTTCTGGTTGTTCTCTCCAACCTATAGAGATTTGGCCTATAAACTTTGAAGGTTCAGGTGGTACACTTATTCTACACATATAAGTGACTCCTTTTTCTTTGTATACAAATCCTAAAAAGCTCTGCGGACTAGCATAACTAGAGCATGGTAAATCTCCAGCCATAAGACTGATTACGTCTGAATTATTAGAATGATTTGAGGTAAAGAGTTTAACATCATATCCATCGTGTGTTTTTACTCTTCCTTCACCCCTAACATATAGATAAGCTAATTTTCTACTGTTTAGTAAACTATTTACTTCAAATATAGCTATTAGATCAGCATTAGATCTTTTCACAATAAAAGCTACTGCTTCTTCATACCTGCCATTCATCTTTGGCAAAGCTTGTTGGGCTCTGTAAGACGCCATGAAAGTATCTTTTTCAGTATAGAAAAACCATCCCGCGGCACTCAAGATTGATATGATACATAATGTAAAAAGTCTGAAAGGACTATTGCCGATCCACTCAAGGATCTTTACGAATGTATCTTTCATTTATTTTTCTTTCTTTCTATGTCTCCGTTTTTTCTCTATCACAAACGAAAGCAGTTACTGCTACGTTTCCATATACATGACTAGCGGTACGAATCATATCCATTATAGGATCTACCGCTATTAATAATACGATGATAGCTTCATGTGGTAGTTGCAATAAGTCACACACTATACTCACTGTAGCCACCGTTAATACACCGGTGGTGCCGGCACTAGCTACACCGGCTAGTATAGCACCAAACAATACCATTAACAGAGCTATCCATGTTAGACTTATCCCATAGATATTTGCTATGAATAATGTAGCTATAGCGTAGTAAGTTATAGATCCAACCCTATTAACAGTAAAACTTAAAGGCACCATTAATTCGACAGAACCTCTATCAAACTTAAGCTTAGTCAGTGCTTCTTGTGCATATGGTATGCATGCGAGGCTACTTCTAGATGATATAGCTACTATTATAGTATCTTTTACTGCTAACAATATAGAAAATATAGATGTTCCTCTGCATCTTAATGCAATAACAATAGTAGCTATAATCAATATAGCTAAACCACCAAGAGCTTGTTGAATTATAAATTCAAGCAAAGTTTCGAAAATAGATAAACCAACTTTACCAACTTGACTTGAAATCATAGCTAATAAAGCAAATGGTAAAAAGTAATTTAGAAATTTAAATATGCTTATTGAAGCATTTTGTATAGCTTGCAAAGCACTGACTATTATAGTCATACCTTCATTCTTTAGTTGCCCGAGAGCAATACCAAAGATTAGGCAAAATACAACTACTTTTAGACTTTCACCAGTATTTAAGCTTTGAAAGATATTCTCTGGTATAAACTTAGTATAGATAGAAGGGCCATCATCTTTCTTTTCTTCTTTATCTTTGTGTAATGCAATTTCTAAATCAACAGTTCCTTGATCTCTGTCAGTGACTAGAGATCCCATTTTTGCTTGTTTTTCTGGTGTCATATCTGATGAAGTCAACATCACTGTTCCAACACCAACAGCTGAAGCTAAAACCATAGATAACATAAAACCAAAAATGATTCGCTTAATCATTCCAGCGGCATCATCTTTTTGTAATAAACTTATAATACCTACAAGTATAGTCGCTAATAAGAATGGTAAAACTACTACTTTTAATAGACTAAGGTAGATTAATCCAACGTCTTCAAATTCTATGCTTTCAGTAGGAAAATAAAATCCAAAAGCTACACCAGCTAATATAGCACTTAATATAGTAAATGGATTAGTCAGAATTTTTTTTAACATATTCATTTGACTATTCCTTGTTATTATCATAATATTTCTTTAACATAGATAGAAGATTCTTCACTTCTATGTTATTATAGTCATTTTTTATAACATGATCTATTATCGTAAGTAAGTGTGTGCTGTTAGGAGGAACAGCTGCCGCTATGTTATCTACAGAATCAGTAAACACAACTGTCTTAGTATGAATAGACGCTGTTGGCTTTTCCATAGTTAAACGTTTTATTTCAAATTCATCTCTAAAACCGGCTGAGTATTTTCCCGATATAACACCATTAACTATGTTATCCCAACTAGTTTCTGGTCTGTATATTGCTCTAGGAAAAGAAGTGCGAGCAAACGTATCATAACTAGAATTAGCTATGAAAGATATTGATCCATTAAAAGTTTTTATAGTAGTTTCTTGATCGCCATTCTTAGTGTTTTGGCTTAGCCATAAACGATTAACTATCATTGCTTGATGTAGTCTTACATATGGTGTAGAAAACTTGACTACATTCATTCTTGGTCCGGTTATTGACAACTTGCTGATAGCCATGTCAGCTTTGCCAGATACTACTTGATCTATAACACCCGCAAACGAAGTAGCGTCCCTGTTAAATACAACAGGGACGCCAAGAATCTTAGCTACTTTTTTAGCAATATCAACATCTAAGCCAGACATATTATTAATAGTCCCACCATAAAATGGTGGTGTATCAAAAGCAGTCATGGCTACTATAAGCTTATCTCTCTGTTTTATTTCTGCTATATCTGGTGGATACACAGTTTGTGCATGCGCTTTAAAGCAGAATAAAAAGAGTATAAGAAACA